TCTTTTGGCTCTTCGGTTGAATTTCAAACTGGAGAAACAACATGGATTAATGCTGTCTATGATACTAGCACATCTAAAGTAGTTATAGTCTATAGAAACTCAAGTGGTACTGGTAAGGCCATAGTTGGAACAGTAAGCGGTACAAGTATTTCTTTTGGGTCTGTGTTTGGCCCAATTCAAGTAAGTAGATTTGATGACCTTTCTTCTACGTTTGACAGTAATAGTAATACCATTGTGCTTGCTTACCAAGACGAGGGCAATTCTAACTATGGAACGTCTAGACTTTACCTTCCTAATAAAACAACCCTCACCTCAGAAAACTTTATAGGTTTTTCAGACGGTGCGTTTGCAACCACTCAAAGTGCAGCAATAAACACAACTAATACAATAGACAGAAACCAAAGCGGCCTCACAGCAGGGCAAACATATTTTGTGCAAACGGATGGCACACTAGGATTAACAGCAGCTTCTCCCTCAGTAACAGCAGGGACTGCTATATCTTCTACAGAACTAATAGTGAAAGGTTAGACAATGAAAACTATCGTGGAAACATCAACTAAGTTAAGCAAGTATCTCCTTGCAGATGACGTAGCAATCACAGCAACATCAGATAATATCACAGTAGGAGATCCTGCTCAGTTTATTATCGCTGATTTAAACAGTGGCAACGCTACTATCACTGAGAATGTAACCAACGCACCAAGCGATTGGGTGGGCAACAAGTATAAGTTAGATGGCACAACTTGGTCAGCTAATCCTGATTGGGTAGAGCCAGAAGAAGAAGAGTAGGACTCAATAATGCGTATCATTGGTAACGATCCAAGCGTACCAAGACAGACACAAGAAGTCGCCAGTGGCACATTGCCAAGTGGTAAGCCAGTTGTGGTTAATGCTGATGGAACGGTGAGTGTTGTTAGTGGATCGGATGCTTCTATAGGATCAGCAGCAGTTTTTGAAAGCGCAAGCACAGGTAAAACCGCTGCAACATTTGACTCAAGTAATAATAAAATAGTGATTAGTTACAGAGATAATGGTAACTCGTATTACGGCACAGCCGTTGTAGGTACAGTAAGTGGAAGTTCAATTTCTTTTGGAACGCCTGTAGTATTTAATTCTGCATCTACTAATGATGAAGCAGGTATAACCTTTGACAGTAATTCCAACAAAGTTGTGGTAATTTATTCAACTGGTGGTCAAGGCGTAGCAAAAGTAGGAACGGTGTCAGGAACTAGTATTTCATTTGGAAGTGCTGCTGTTTTTGATGCAGGTCAAGGTACTTACATAGGTGTTACTTTTGACAGCACAAACAACAAAGTTGTGGTAGTTTACGCAGGAACAAACAACTATGTTGAGACAAAAGTAGGAACGGTATCAGGTACGTCCATAAGTTTTGGAACTGCGGTGGTCGCTATGTCTTTATCTCACGATCAAAATGCAATTACTTTTGACAGTAATAGAGGCAAAGTTGTCGTATGCTCAAGAGTAAGCACAAAAGGTAGGGCTGCGGTTGGCACTGTGTCAGGGACAAGCATTAGCTTTGCCACTAATGTTATTTTTGCTGATAATCAAACAAAGTTTATAGCCCCTACTTTTGACAGTAACAGTAATAAAGTTGTTATTGCATACATAAATGGTAGCTCTACAGATCAAGGACAGGCTGTTGTTGGCGATATAGATGGCAGTGGAGTTATAAGTTTTGGCAGTGCCGTCACATACAACGCTAATATAGATGAACAGCAAGGAATTGCTTTTGATAGCAATGCTAACAAAGTTATTATCGCTTATGACTCAGCAGGTACAAGCAAAGGACAGGTAATAAGCGGTACGGTTAGTGGTACTAGTATATCCTTTGATTCGGAGACAGTATTTGAGGCTGCAAATGTTGAGGGTGTTTCTGTTGCTTTTGATAGCAATGCTAACAAAAATGTGATTTCTTATATAGATGCAGGAAACTCAAATTATGGTACTTCTGCTGTTTTTGCTCCTGCCTCTACAACCCTCACCTCAGAAAACTACATCGGCATATCTCGTAGCGGTGCAGCTTCTGGTGCAGGGGCTATCATAGATACGCAGGGTGCAATAGCCGACAACCTCTCAGGGCTAACGGCAGGGCAAAGCTACTTTGTTCAGAATGATGGTACATTGGGTACAACGGCTGCTGATCCTAGCGTCTTTGCAGGGACGGCTGTATCGGCAACTAAACTTATCGTGAAGGGGTAGCTATGTTAAAACGTATAGGGGCTGAAGAAGGTGGTGAGTTTAAAGCGGTAGCGAGTGGCACATTGCCATGCGGTAAGCCAGTGGTGGTTAATGCAGATGGGACTGTGAGTGTTGTAAGCTCTACGGCTGTTTCTCAAGCTCTTGGATCAGCGGAAGTTTTTGAATCCGCAGCAACAAGTAACCATAATGCTGCATATGATTCACATAACCAAAGAGTAGTTCTTGCGTATAGAGATGGTGGTAATTCAAATCAAGGTACAGCTATTGTTGGTACAGTAAATGCAAATAATACTATAACGTATGGCACTGCTGTTGTTTTTGAAACTGGTTCAACGGATTATATAAACGTCCTTTTTGATTCAACAAATAATAAAATTGTAATTATTTTTAGGGATGTTGGTGATAGCAACAAGGCTAAAGGCATTGTGGGAACTGTAGACCCCTCAGATAATTCTATTAGTTTTGGAAGTGCTTCTTCGGGATTTGCTGCATCAACAGTAGATGAACTAAGTGCTGCATATACTACTAACGGAAAAGTTGTTGCTGCTTACAAAGATAGTCACAATAGTAATTATGGTAATTCAAATGTTGGCACAGTAAGCGGAACATCTATTACCTTTGGTAGTTCAACTTATTTTGAATCAGGTGCTGTGGATAAAACTTCAGTTGGATATGACACTGCTAATGACAAAGTATTAATTTTTTATGTAGATACATCAAATTCTGGTTATCCTACTGCTATCGTAGGTACTGTAAGCGGAACATCTATAAGCTATGGAACTGCTGTTGTTGTACAAAGTAGTGAAGCTAATATATCAGTTGCTCAAGCTTATGATACAGACCAACAAAAATTTGGTTTATTTTATAAGGCACAATCAGAAGGAAAAGCAGCAGTAGCAACAATATCAGGAACTTCTGTAACTGCTTCGTTGAAAACACCACTTGCAGCTTTTGAAAATAACGCACCTAGATATATATCCGCAGTTTATCATCAGGCATCTAAAAAAATTGTTGTTGCCTATGAAGATGATGGTGATAGCTTTAAGGGTAAAATAGCTTTACCTCAAATATCTGGAACAAATATGCTTGACCCTGATGGCACAATGCCTAGCTCAGGGGGGCAAGGAAGTCCTGTTATATTTGATACGTCTTCACTTACAGAAAAACTTAATGTGGTCTATGACAGTGTAAATAAAAAAGCTGTTATTGCATATTCAGATGGCGGCAACAGTGAACATGGAACTTCTGTAGTTTTTACACCCTCTTACAATGACAACAACATCACCTCAGAAAACTACATTGGTATGTCTAGGGGCGTGGCTTTTCCTGGGGTTAGTGGTACAAAAGTTTCTTTTGAATCGTCAACTATGGGGTCAGAACAAATAGGCGCTGCATATGATACAAATGCAGGAAAAATAGTTTTAGCATATCAAGATGAAGGTAATTCGTATCACGGCACGGCTGTAGTAGGAACTGTTAGTGGGACAACCATATCCTTTGGAACTCCTGTTGTGTTTGAAGCAGCAAAGTCAAAAGACTTTAATTGTGCCTACGATGCCAATGCTCAAAAAGTAGTTATTGCATTTTGTGATGAAGCCGACAGTGACAAAGGAAAAGCCCTAGTAGGCACTGTCTCAGGGACAAGTATTAGTTTTGGAAGTGAGGCTACATTCAATTCAGGAGCAACAACAGTAAATGCACTTGTGTATGATGCTAATGCTCAAAAAGTAGTGGTTGTTTATAGAGATCAGGGAAATAGCAACAGAGGAACAGCAGCAGTTGGCACAGTCTCAGGTACAAGCATAAGTTTTGGTGCTGAAGCTTTGTTTAATGGAAACAACGGTGGTTACAACGCAGGTGCAGTCTATGATGCTAATGCTCAAAAAATATTAATTGGTGTAACTGACACAAATAATTCAAGTTACGGTACAGCAGTAGTTGGAACGATATCTGGAACAGACATTACTTTCGGCTCTGCAACAGTTTTTATTTCATCTTCAACAGTAAATATATTTCCAGTTTTTGACCCTGTTAATAACAAATCTGTTATTACCTTTGATGATGCAGGAGATGGCAATAAAGGAAAAGCTGTTGTTGGCACTATAAGTGGCACATCAGTTTCTTTTGGCAGTGTTGCCACATACAACTCAAGTGGAGTTGAAAATAGAAATCCTGTCTACCATACTGCAACAGGACAAATAATATTTAATTTTAATGTTTCAGGATCAGCGGTTGCATTTAGCAAAGGTACAGTAAGTGGCACTTCAATTGGAAGTTTTTCTAGTTCTATAAGCTACTACCATCCTTCAAATCGTGCTATTAAACCCGAAGCAATTGAAGACCCTGTATCTGGTAATGTTGTTTTTTCTTGGAAAGATTTAGACGATAGTAGTAAGGGTAGTTCTTTGGTACGTAGCATAGAGGTAAGAGGCGAGGTAGCAGATGGCGGTAATGCCTCAATAGACATCATAGGCTCTGTATCAGATAATCAAGGCGGTCTTACCGCAGGACAGCAATACTTTGTACAAACAGATGGAACGATAGGCACAACGGCTGCAACGCCAAGTGTACTGGCAGGGACTGCTATTTCAGCGACAGAATTATTAGTAAAAACGTAAGGTGAATAATGCCGTTAATTTCTATGCAAATTCCAAAAGGTCAGTATAGAAATGGCACTGATCTTATGTCTCAAGGTAGATGGCGTGATGTAGATTTAGTTCGCTGGCATGAAGACGCTTTGCGTCCTATAGGTGGTTGGCGTCAAAGGCAAAGCGTAAATATTAGCGGTGTTGCTCGTTCAATAATAGCCTGGGAAGATAACAGCGCAAACAGAAGACTAGCTACTGGAACTTTTAACAAATTGTACGCATTACAAGCTGATGGAACTTCAACAGATATTACTCCTGTTGGACTTACTGCTGGGCGTGTAGATGCAACTATAAACACTGGTTATGGCGCTAGTTTTTATGGGCGTGAGGAATACGGACTTCCAAGAGCCGACAGTGAAAACATATTAAAAGCTACCGTTTGGGCATTAGATAACTATGGAGAATTTCTTCTAGCTATGTCTCCTGACGATGGTAAGCTGTACCAATGGCAATTAAATAATGCTGTTAAAGCTGCACAAGTAACTAACTCACCTACTTCTTGTTCTGGGTTTATGGTTACAGAAGAAAGATTTGTAGTTTGTTTTGGCGCTGGTGGTGATAGCCGAAAAGTGCAGTGGTCAGATCAAGAAGATAACACAACCTGGACAGCAGCCGCTACAAACCAA